CCACCTCCGGCTTCTTGCGAAGTCGTTAGCTTACCACAGCATTCGCAAGCTTCGACCCAGAACGAAGTAAAATAGTTCTGATGTATCCCACCATGTCAATGATGGAAGACACTGCTACATATTTGTCGCAGTGTATTATCCCCCTGCTCACACGATTGAGCGGCGTGGCAGCCTTAACAGGTGATGCCCTTAGCGCTGCTAATAGAGTTGTGGGGAAGAGGATCTCTGAAGACGAACAGAGGTTTTCAGCAACTATCGATAACGGAACAGAAAGACATGCATTCCGTAATGAACCAATGCCATTTCAAACGACGAACATACTTACACACCCACACGCCGAACAGGCTGACGCACGAACGTGCGCAGAGGCTTTTATACGCCTCACTACCACAGTTGCACACAAATCGCTCTATGGATATCAACTATCCGCCCGTGATATTAAAAACGGGATGCGAGGTGTCCGCAATCATTTTTGGATTAAAGATGCTGTGGTGGAATCGAAGGAAGATGAAGTACAAGATAATGATGTACTAAGTCTGATCGACGTGGATTATTACGTTGACATGAATGAACTTGCTCGTAAATATCGCCGGAGCATGTATTTGTACACATTCACACCAGAGACTACAGGTGTGATCAGATCTGAGTACAAGTACAGCTTCGATCGTGATAATAAAGTTCATGTCCGAGTCAACGGCGGTGCAAGCTATACCCACGAGCTCTGGGACTACACCCCAGACGTAATTAGCGTGGCAAGTGGCTTTTTCGACGTTTGTTATTGGTTTTTCGCTTCGGCCTTTGTCGAAGTCCCACCTCCTTGCGTAGTTAGCTACGATGTAGAGAAACGCAAAGTCACCACTGATCATTCAGTTGTGATGTGCAGCATGCGCTACAAATCCGAGGGCTTTAATGCCTGGTACTCTGATTACTGCTCATTTGGAGCTGATTGGTCTTTTTGGTATGGCCATGATGGTTTCAAACGCATAGACTGGGTGCGCCATAGCGTATCCGAAGATGGAGTCACCCCTGCCCAGGATTTTGTGGTGTTTGAAGCGCAACACAAATGGAAATCAGAAGTCTACATTTCACGAGTGGGCGATCCCCACCACAACATTGTGGACAGCGAAGTGTTTTATGAGCTTAAAGCTTTTTCGAACAATGCTTCGCGCAAGTTGACACTCTACAACGTGCTTTCTGCCTGCGCGACCCTGCGCCCCGATAAGTACAAAAATAAAACTGACATCGGCGGGAAATCCGTCGCCGTCGGGTTTCTCCGGGCAACAGAACAAACAGTGGCCCAATATAATGCGCCACACCCCGGAGTCGTCAAGGTACAGCACATCAACGTGAAGGAACAACCAGGTGAAGACCACAAACCTTACGTCGCCGCCTTTATGCAACCCATTTGCTTAGGAGCCATCATTCCAGAAGACTCCGCAGCATCCGAGTATGCAGCCGTGGAATATCGATCCACTCGCTTACACAAAGACAAATTTAAAGTAGACGCGAGATATATGGAGCGATTGACCGGCTTTATCGCCTATTTGAAAGAGCACAATGAGACATTCTTTGTGCCCTGGACAATGGATGAAGTGCGAGACGTGCAGAATACACCCGGAAAAATCCAAGCGTTTGATGAAGCCATGGAAACGTGGCACACGGAAAGACCTATAATCATGTTTGGGAAGAAGGAATGTTATTGCAAAATAACAGACCCGCGCCCAATATCGCCCCATCCGACCGATATTAAATGTGATTACTGCATGTATATTGGACCATTCATGCAGTGGATAAAAGGTTTTCCGTGGTATGCATTTGGCACGAGCAATTTAGATATTGCAAACAAAATTGCGGACATTTGTCTGCGAAGTACTCGTGTCATAGGTACAGACTATTCACGGTTCGATGGACACGTGAATTGGTTCTGCCGGCATGTGGAAGAGACTGTTATGAAGTCACTACTGCCTGAGCAATTTCACGAACCACTTATCAAGGTAATGCGTCAGCAGCATTCAAAAACAGGATTCACTACTCGTGACCCCACAACGCGGTACAATATAAGCTACCAGCGCACCTCCGGTTCCATGGAGACGTCAGCCTTTAATGGGTTGATAAATGCGTTCGTAGCGTATTGCGCCTATGCGGAACAAGGCCACGCAGTAGCATGTGAGATGATGGAGACGCGATCAATATTTGGTGGTGATGATGGGCTGACAGGTGATGTTGACCCAGAAGTCATCACCAAGTGTGCTCAAGATGTAGGTTTGAGCATTAAAATAGAGAGTAGCGCAACAAGCGACTCAGAAGTGGGCTCAGTGATGTTCTTGTCACGAGTTTACTCCCCTGACGTATGGTATGGAGATCCCAACTCTTGCTGTGATATTCAACGCCAAGCTCTCAAACTACATCTTTCAGTTCGCACGACTGCGGACGTGCCAGCGCACAATATATTGATTGAAAAGATGCGTGCTTATCTCCAAACTGATAAGCACACACCTTTAGTCGGCCACTTAGCACGTTATGTGTGTGACGTTAGTGCTGACCATAACACTAGCGTCAGCGAAGCCGACCGGAGACGCATCATCACATGGTGTTCCCTGGATAAGGATGATATGGATCACACATGCCAATATATGAACGTGGAGGACGATTGGATGTTAGATTTGCTGTATAAGCAAATACCGACGTTTGACGCCGACACGTTCGTGACCTGGTTGAGTGAAGCATACGAGGAGGCAAAGGAGCGAAAAGCCGCAGGGGCAAGCATGGACTCTGTCATGGAGCCTTTCATGTTAGCACCTGTTGCCAATCACGAACCGCCGCTGTTAAATCAAGCAAAGGATGTTGTGGTAGTCGGAGATGAAGTACTGATGCCCGGAGAGGGATTTGAGGGTGAGCAGTACCAGGTTGGGGAAACAGATAAGTTGTCTGCAGTAATAGCGGAACCTATACTTGAACCCCGCGAAAGCGGGGAAGATTCCCAATCGACACGCCCAGAACGTGTTCCTACCGATAAACCACTAGTCCACGTGATTGAAGACTGCGTACAGTTAAATGAACGATGGGGGGGGAATCTCCCCCCGCCGCAGCGCAGTAAAAGACGCTGGTGCGTCAAGGCCAACGGAAGTACGCGGAGCAACCGTCCCGCGCGCGGTGCCAGGCCGCAGGGTGAGAACCCTTAAATCTACATGCATGTCAAAGCAGCGACGCAAAGCGCGCAGCGCCAACGGCGTAACCGTCCAACAGGCAGACCAACTACGCAAGTCTGCCAAGCGATACGAGGAGACCATGGACGATATCGACTACGAAAAGCTAATGGAAAACCTTATGCAATTAGGTCAGCACGTGGAAAAAGTAATTACCAATCCCTCCACCCCCACCCGAGAAGCCCAGAATACAGAGGACACGTTCTGGGATACACTAAAATCGGTGGGATCAACTCTCTTAGAAGTTGCTCCCTCCGTGATTCCGCTAGTGGCCGGATTCCTCTAAATGAAGTCTCTTATACAGTTGACGGTGCTCCAGTTCAAGTATCTAAGCGCGTCTCTCAGCGCGAGTGGGTACAAGCTGAAGTACCGTTAGCTGACGGAGGCCAATGGTCAGGATCAAAGTCATTGGAGCATGAATACCTCTCAAGTCCACAGGACCCCCGTTCACATGGGATCCTAATTAGAGGTTCGGAATATATCACGGATGTCACGAATACAATTTTGACACCTTATCAAATGACTCCAGGGTGGACCTTTCCTCATGGGTTGATCCCCATTTCACCTTATGCATTAGGCGGACGACTGGCATATCTGGCGAACACATTTCAGATGCACAAAGCTTTACGGCTTTTTATCAGATATGTGCCAAATGTGCCGGCCACCACGCCTGGCTCTCTAGCCTTTTGGTACCACAATGATGATGGTCAAACAGTGGTACCGATGGGTGTTACAGAGCTACAGGTAGGTGCTACCCACACAGCGTTCGTGCAAACACCTGTGTGGGAAAGCGCATCCATTGAAGTCGATGTTAATGATGCTATTAACGAATACTATGACGAAGAGAGTTCCGAATTTCGGTTCTCGGTCCAAGGCTTCGTCAAAGTCGTTGCATCAGGCAATCTCGAAAACCAAGACGACCCAGCGCAATTGACATTCGGAAATCTGTATATGGATTACGAGTTTCAATTTGAAGAACCCTCGCTGGACACAGAGATATCGCTGATAAAGCAGGGACATATTGCATTCACGTCCCAAACCATGGTACCAACTTTCCCTTTCCCAGCATACATTGCTCTAGATGGAGCAAGTGTCAATGCGGCCCCAGTAGTCGCCAACACCACGGGGTTAACGCCCCAAGAAATGACCCGTTATGTCTTTGCCTGTTCATGGCAAGGACCACAGTGGGTCGAAGATGTTTGGAAGCCTTTTGGACAGGACCTGCCTACACAACCTGAAGCCTCTTTGGGCGGCGCGGCATTTTATATGCGGTGTATCCCACGTGGAGATCCAGATACAGTGTTAGGTGTGTTCTTTTCAAATTTGCTTGCCGCACGCACTGTCGACATGATAGCCAATGTGAATACATCAGACCAAATTATGACCCAGGGAATGTTGGTTCATTCGAACCTCTCATATGTTCGCAACGGTGAGTCATCATCGATCTACGTCCGAGGCTGGAAGCTGCCAGAAGATTAACACGCTGCTGCTGAAAACCAACCCTTTTGTTTCAGACATCCTCCGTGGAGCGGAAAA